GAACAGTTAGAGAGCTTCCAAGTAGTTTTTATACAATCTTAAATCAATTAGCCATATCAAGGGGTGAGTAGATGCCAAACGTAAGAATTAGTTTAATCAAAGTAGAAAAGAAACGTGAAAAATATTTAGTCTTATCAGAAAAAGAAGTAATTGGTATTGAACGAAGCTTAACGACAACGGAGTTTGAAACGAGTATTCAAACCAAGTTAAATATTGTAAGAAAGATTATGGTTGTATCCTTTTTATATAGTGGCGAAAAGTTTGTTAAAGTATCTGGTAATTTTTATAAGGTTGAAAGAACTTATGACCTAGGTCAATATATTGAACTCTATCTTGCAAGTACACCACTATTAGATGAGGACTTCATCTATGAATAAAGCATTAGATAGTATCAATAGTTTGGTGCAAAGATATGGTGAAGAAGTAGTTATTAAGATAGATAAGCGTATTGATCAAACAGCAGATGAAATCTTGGAATACATTAAGGCAAACGCTCCAAGAAGCGATAGTGGCAATAATCACTTGGCTGATTCATTTGTTAAAACAAAAATTGGCGATACCGTGTATATTTCATCAAAGACTAAGGGAAAACTTGTTCACTTAATTGAATTAGGCTTTAAGCATACAAGTGGGAAGTTTATTAAAGGTAGACCCTTTCTTATTCCAAGTTATGAGAAGTTTACGCCAGGGATGTTAGATGATTTAAAAAGGATAATTGAACATGGCACTTCGTAATGATCCAATCTATAGAGCATTAAAGCCTGTGACTAAGAACGTCTTTTACTTAGAAAATATTAACGACAACCAAAACCTAAACAATCAAATGCCGTTTATCGTTTGGAGTGTTGTATCCAAAAGACCGATAAATGCAGATAACAAGGTAACGATTTATAAGGTTACCTATCAAGTCACACTAGTAACTAAAAAAAGAAGTGAAGCACTAGCACACAGACTTGAACAAAGACTTAATGAAAAAGAACTACCACATCAAATGATTAGTAGTTATCAAAATGATGATTACTCGTTAAATCGAGTATATGAAATCCAAATTATAACTAAAGGAGGTTATTAACAATGGGAAACAAAGTATCGTTTGGACTAACCAATGTTTATTATTCAAAAATTACTACAACTAGTGATACCGATACATACGGCAATCCAGTAAGACTTTATGGCGCACAAGAATTATCATCTGAAGTGATTGGTGGTAGTGAGCGTATTTATGCAGATGATGCGGTGATTGCGACTCTAACACAAAATGCAGGGCGTAATATCACCTTAAAACTTACTGAACTCAGTGAAGACTTTAAAACAAACATTTTAGGTTACATTAAACTGGCTAATGGTAATTTAGTTGAAGTTAATAATGCAAAACATGAAAAGTTTGCGTTAGGCTTTGAGTTTCAAGGTGACAGTGAAGCACGTCGTGTTTGGTTTTATAAATGTTCAGTAACACCAATTAATGAGGCAACCAAAACTAAAGGTGAATCAGCTGAGGCAAATAGTATCTCACTTTCAATTGTTGCAGAACCAGTACCGGTGGGAAACTATTTAATCACACATATTGTTTCACATAAAAATGATGATAACTATGCAGCGTTTTTATCAACAAAACCTGAACTGCCAGCAATTGTGGGTTAATGCTATGGAAAAACAAATCGATATTGGCGGTAAAACCTACCGCCTTAAGTCATCACTATACTCCATCATTTCTTATAAAAACACATTTGGCACTGAACTCTTTAGTGATATTACTGGTATTGAAAAGGTCGGTAAAAACAGTGATGATGTTTCTAATGTAATCAATACGATATTCCGTATCTTTTATATTCTACATAAGCCGTTTACCAATCAAAGTTATGATGACTTCTTAAATGAATTTGACTTTGATATTTTAGCAAACCAAGAAGAGTTAACTAAATTAAGTGAAGTCATTGCAGAGGTGTTTAAAACATCAAAAAACGACCCAGGGAGAAGTATAGAGAAGAGATAAATACTTCTCCCATTACGGCTTCAATTATCTTAAACCTAGGAGAGTTAGGTATTCCTATTAAAGATAGTGAACTCTTTAGTATTGAAACTTATTTTGAGATTGTTGAACTAAAGATTAAAACATTAAATGAAGATAGTTACAGTAGACGTGCTAGTCAAATAGATATTGATAAATTCTTACTTTAGAAAAAAGGGGTTAAGATTATATGGCAGAAACCATTAAAGGCTTAAATATAAAACTTGGTTTAGATACATCTGATCTTGACCAAAAGTTAAAAAATATTAATAGTGAGTTAAAAGAAGAACAAAAAGATTTAAGAGCCATTAATAACTCACTTAAATTTGATAGCACCAATCTTGATAAGTGGCGTGAAAAACAAGACAAGTTAAATAGCATTCTAGAAAATACTAAAAAAAGATTAGAAGTACAAAACGCTAGATTAGAAGAAGCGAAAAAGGCATTAGAAGTTGGGGCGATCTCACAAGAGCAGTTTAACCAAGTTAGGCGTTCCGTTGAGTATACAGAATCAGATATAAATAAACTGAATCAAGAACTAAAGAAAACTGAAGAACAAATTAAAAAGATTGGTGGTATCAATACTGAGAACCTAAAGAAAATAGGTTCTAATTTTACTAAGTATGTTACAGCACCAATTTTAGGCGTTAGTACCGCTCTATCTGCTTTGGCCGTTAAGGCAACCCAAACTGCAGATGACTTAGCTGATGATGCATCAAAGGTATATTTATCAGTAGAAGCTTATCAAGAGTGGGGCTATGTTGCAAAGATGCTTGCTGTTGATAGTGCAAATCTTCAAAAAGCACTCATTAAAACGAACTCCATTATAGGTGAAGTCAGTAGTGGTGGAGAAAAGTATAATGAAACTCTAGCTAAACTGGGACTATCATCAGATAAACTAATTGGAAAAAATACTGATGAAGCATTTGAAATCATTAGAAGTGCTTTAGCAAATGTTGAAGATCAGGCAACAAGAACCACTATTGCAAATGAAATCTTTGGCGAAAAGTTAGGTAGTGAACTTGCACAAATTATATCTGCAACAGCAAGTGATATTACAAACTTACGTAATGAAGCAAAAGAACTGGGTATTGTAACAACTGAACAAGCAGAAATTAGTGGTAGGTTTCATGATTCACTTGATAATCTAAAACAAAGTGTAACTGCATTAAGCGTTTCAATTGGTGTGGAAATCGTACCAACCTTGCAGAAAATGGTTGAAACCGTTCAAAACAAAGTACTACCAGTTATTAAAAACTTAACGACTTGGTGGAGTAATTTATCAAATAGTGTCAAAAAAACAATTGTCATCCTACTCAGTGTACTTGCTGCTATAGGACCTGTTGTAAGTATTGTTGCAAAAATTATTCCAATGATTAAAACTTTAAAGGCAGCAATGGCTGGTGGTGAAATCCTTAAATTCTTCCAAGGTTTTTCGTTTGGTAAAGTTGCTCTAATAGGGCTTGTTGCAGCCCTTGCGGTATTACTACTTCAAAATGAGAAATTTAAAGAAACACTAAAAAATCTCATGGAGATGTTTTCTAAGTTACTTGAACCAATTGGAAAACTTATTTCTAGTTTAGCCAATAAACTAGAACCAGTGATTAACTTAATTGTCGAAGTATTAAATCAAGTCATTGATGTTATCGTAAGTTTAATAGAAGGCATCATGCCAGCCCTTGAAGCGATTATCAAAGTTATCGTTGATGTCTTGGGTAATGTGATTGCAATCATCATAGACTTAATTGATGAAATATTACCAGTCATTATTAACCTAATTGGAGAGATCGTAAAGATAATTGAAGCACTAAAACCAATTATAGAAGTCATCATAAATTTAGTAAGTAAAATCATTGGTCAACTGATGAACCTAATTCAAGCAATACTAGAACCCATAATGAAGATACTTAATATCTTTATCAATATTATTGGCACAATCATTGGTGTTTTAGGTAACTTAATTAACATCATCTTAAAACCACTTAATTCAATATTAAATGTATTGGCATCAATCATTGAAGTGATTGTATCTATTTTAGGGGTTGTCATCAATATCATTGTAGCTGTATTAGAACCGGCATTAAAAATTATCTTTGCAATCCTTGAACCGCTTCTTTCAATTCTCATGGTCTTTATTGAAATTATTGCATCGATTATGGAATTACTTTCACCATTAATTGAAATGCTACTAGCCCCCCTAATAGAACAACTTGATTTTATAGCATATATCTTTGAAGCACTTGCACCACTGATTACGATGGTAGGTGAAATATTAGGTGGCATACTTGCACCAGTATTAGAAGTTATCTTTATGTTACTAGAACCAATTCTTTGGGTCTTAGAAAAAATCATTGATGCCTTTAAATGGATAGCAGATAATATCAAAGGTATTTTTGATGGTGTAGGAAGTGCAATTAAAAGTGTGGGTGGATTCTTTGGCGACTTATTTACTGGAAAACTTTTCCAAAAGAGTAGTAATACAACCACCAATAACTCAACCACAAATAACGTTACCGTGAATACAACTGCTTCAAGTTTTGATATCAACTCAATTGATAAAGCATTAGGGGGTGCATACTAATGCGAGAACTCTATTTAAGAAATGAAATTGGGATTGACTTCAAATTAAACAGTGATGTCCTAATATCATCAATAGAAGGTCTAGGTATCCTAAAGGAAAACATCTATTTTAAATACGGATCTAAATCAGAAACATTTTCAAGTACATCACCTATTAGTGAAATTAATCTAGGATTAGTCTTTATGAAAGGCTATCCTGGATATTTGGCATTTGTTGATTACGTTAAACAAAGCAAATCTTTATATCTACACTATAAGGCAGTAGATGAAAAGTATTGTTATGTAGAAATAGTTGAGCTTACCAAAGGTCAACTAGAGTTTGGTGTGATTAGATCAAATCTAAGACTGGATAAATTATCTAGTTGGTTAAAGAAAACCGAACTAGAAATTGATGTTAAGCAAT